GCTTGTTCGTAACGAGCCAGTCAATGCTCGCTGTGATATCTTCGATGCCGTACCCGAACAAGATGGGGAAGTCACAGGTACGGAACGGCAGGCCCACCTTGTTCTTTGTACACTTCATTCTGATCTGGACGCCTATGGTACGCTCTACACCCTTCAGCTTGCGCTTGAGCTCGCCCAGGTGCGCTAGGTAGGCAACCTGTGAAGCATAGAAGTCCAGGGCTTTGCCGCCCGACCGTGAGTACTTGCGGCCGAAGGTCGCCCCGATGTTATCCCGTATCTGGGATATGATCATGAAATGGCATTGTTTGGCTTCGACCTTCTTTATAGCGCGCCTGAACAGTTGTGACATGCCTTTAGCTTTGCCAGCGCCGAAGGTTGCTTTATCAATTTCCCTACCCATTTCAGCCGCATCCGACAGCGCATCCAATGAGTCCAAGATGTACAGGCCTCCGCGCTTCATCCTGGATAGAGCGCCCATCAGGTCTTCGAACACGGCTTCAACCGTCTCGAGTTGTGAATCAGGCCGCTCAACACGGTCCATGGGTATTCCAAGAGCAGCGGCATAGGCATCATCGAAGGCAGCTTCTGTCTCGACATACCGAATCATGCCTTTGGGAAACTTACGGCTGAAGTTGGCCATAGCCTCGCACGCGACCAGGGTCTTGCCTGTGCTCTTGTCACCGACGATGTTAGATACGCGGCCCAAAGGCCAGCCGCCGCCTAGCACACAGTCGAGCACGGTTGCTCCCGTATGTACGAACTCTAGATTGGCGCTAGGGGCGAGAAAATACTGATCTCGCCCCTCTTTGGCCAAACTAGGTCGCGGGCGCTTAGTCGTCGTCTTCGTCTTCATCAGCCTTCTTCTTGCCACTCTTCTCTTTGGCGCGCTTCGCTGCCGCCTTCAGCTTGGCAGTGGCAGAGTTGCCGTCCTCTTCCTCTTCATCTTCATCTTCCGCGGGTTTCTTCTTAGCCTTGGCCTTGGGCTTGGCTTCTTCCTGCTGTTCTTCCCACGCAGCCTTCACAGCCTTGCGCTGCTTCTTGGTGCCATCGATTTCGTCGAGGTCGATGTCGAGCCGGTGCTTCTTGACGAACTTAGCGAGATCACCCTCATCCATCTCATCGAAGTCCAGGGCTTCATCTTCCCCCTCTTCTTCCCCTTCCTCAGCATCAGGGTCAGGCTCTTCTTCCTCTTCCTCATCCTTGCCCTTCTTCTTGGCCTTGCCCTTGGGCTTTTCATCCTCGTCCTCATCTTCATCAAGACGGGGGCGCTTCTTGCCTTTGGGTTTTTCGTCTTCCTCATCCTCGTCGACAGGCTTCTTCTTGGTCTTTTTCTTGGGCTTCTCATCCTCTTCGTCTTCGTCTTCATCAGACTTCGGTGCCTGCCCCGCAAGAATGGCTGTGAGGTATTTGGCATCATAGAACTTGAGGAGACTGTCGATCGGGTTCTCGGCAATGAACTCAAGTACCTTGGCCATATCGTCTTCATCTTCGAGGATCGGCGTGGCGTTACGGACCAGCTTGACGCCAGTGTATTTCGTGCGAAGCTGTGCGCCCTCTTTGTTGAAGGCCACATCATAGCCTTCCTGTGGATGATCGCACGGCATGATCTCACCAGACTCATCGTCCTCACAAGCGAGAAGGACGTCTTTGTGCGTGCCGTGCGGTGCGGCCCAGAACACGGGCATGTCGGGCTCGTCCGACTTACGATCAAGCAGCCACCAGCCCTTTCGCTTGCTGGGCTTGAAACGCTTGGAGTCGTCAACATCACCGTCAGCGGCAAGACGCCTTGCTTCTTCACAGATGGGGCACTCTTCATCCTTCATCTGTAGGCAAAGATAAGGCTGCTCCTCGGCGCCGATGCGATAGTGCACCAGGATAGGATAGCCGAAGTCATCGGCGTCATCCCAGGTTGGCGGCAGAATACGGATTCGGTTCTTGCCGTCCTGTGCCTTGAACTTCGGGATACCGTCCTTGACGATATCATCGTAGCTGCCAGAACTTTCCTGGCTCTTCTGCTTCCAGGTGCTGGCATCCCGCTCCTGGTACTTGAACTTCTGCTTCTTGCCTTTATCAGCCATGGGGCCGATCTCCTTTCAACTTGCTATTGAATCGCATTCTACGGTGAAACTGTTCTCTGCCTTTGTGCCAAGCCTCAGACGCAAGACGAATGGCCGCATAGAATACCGCCAAAGCGAGCACTACTCCCGCACTGATGCTTAGAACAAAGAACACATAGTCGGCAAGACGAGACACGGTCAGTCGTCTCCCCGCCGCCTAGACTTGCTGCGCTCCTCGCTCTTTTCGACCTTTCGCATTTCGCTGAGCCGCTGCCGCACCTGATCAGCCTTATGATCGCTGGCCTTGTTAGCTGAGCCGCGAACTGAACGGTCAGTGTAGTAACCTGATACATGAAGCTCAACCAGATCGCGCAGCATCGATGACCGCTGGCGAAATGCGTCTTTCAAAGCGCTGAGCTTCTCATATTCCTCTCTGATGTTGCGGGCTGTTTCAACAGCCTCCTTAGACTGCGGGTGCTGTATGATAGCCGATCTGACCACAGCTTCTGTGACCTTTTCCTCGTTTTTCTCCAACTTCGCACGGATTAGTGGATCGAGCTTGGCCTGAATAAGCTTCACGTCCTCTTCAGCGGCATCCATCCTGGACTTTGCCAGCACAGCGGCTTCAGCCACTACATAGTAGACCTCAGCCTGCTGCTCGATCTCTTCATCGAGGCTGTGCTTGTCAATAGCAAGCCGCTCCCGAAGTTCCTCTACATCAACTTTAAGTGCCATATCTGATTCTCCTACCCACCCCTATTTAATACAGACCGTCATTCTCCAAAGCATAACCCCCCGCAAGCTAGGATCAAGGGCGCGGTGCCCTCACGGTCCTGGAAGGGCTGGGCAAAGGCATCCATAATGGCCAGCGCCCGCCCCGGCTTGCCTTCTTTGAGCGCTACAGAGCTCATATACCGGAGCACGATGATACGGACGCTTTCAGGCTGGCCGTCCAATTTGGCAATACAGGCCGTGAGCTCCTTCCAGCTTGCACCTTTGATAAGCAGGCGGCATAGGTCGATAGCTTCCTTGGACGCTACCGCTGCCTGCTTTATAAGAATACGTATTTCACTTAGGTCTTTGGTGTGGCCACACTCAGCCAAGAACGACAGAGCCTGTCGCGGGCTGCCATCAGCCGCTTCCACAAGCACAGTCAAGGCTTCATCTGAATTAGCGATAGGTAAACCCTCAGCTTTGGTAACACCCATCAACAAAGCTAGAATATCCTCATCCGGCACTGGTTTAAGATCATAGCTCAAACAGCGGGTGCGGATTTCCTTGGGGATGCTTGCGGGCTCAGTGGTGCATAACAGCCAGTAAACCCCATCGGGCGGCTCCTCAATAGCTTTGAGCAGGGACCGAACAGCGGGCTTCGAAATTGAGTGTGCTTCATCGACAATGACGGCCCGCGCACCACCACCGAAGCTCTTGTACTGAAGCCGTTCAGTTATCCCACGCATAGCATCGATGCCGGTATGCGTCGCACCATCAATTTCAACAATATCGAATGCCTTAGCGCCGACATGCTTGGCAATGATGCGGGCTAAGGTCGTCTTGCCCACGCCAGACGGCCCGCCCAGGATGAAACTGCGCCCGCGCTTGCCATCGAGTGCAGCTTTGATTGATCGCACGACGCTGTCATGCCCGATGACATCATCAAAACTGGTGGGCCGGTATTTATTGATGAGTTCCTCACTCATTGCTTCATCTCCACGCCACGATGTTCTTGGTTGGCCGTTCACCTTCAGCATTCAATTCCCAATGCTCAAACGTACTGAACCTGTTCTTCACGAACTTGGCTGAGCCCCCGCTCCCGTCCTCATAAAGTACGCTGACATAGATGTCATAGTTGGGAAGCCGGCCAGCGCAGTAGGTCCAAGCGGGTCCGCCGCGCAACAGACCAATACCGTGCATGTCGATGGCACCGTCAATGAAAGCGTGATCATAGCCAGCCTCACGCAATTTCTTCTCGATTTCCTCATAAACTTGATTGCTGACTTTCAGGGCAGCGAATGTGTGTGTCATCGGCCGATGCCCACCTTGGAACCGAACTCGGATTCGTATGCCTCTAAATTGGCCTGTTGCGTGTCACCGATATCGATCACACGCTTATGAAAATCTTTCAGCCAACCACAGAAGATCCAGCCAATGACGCGACCGTTAATAGCGAACTTGATACCAAAATCATCCGTCAGCTCAAGAAAGGCCCTATCACGCATAGCGGCGACGGCTTTGTCATAAGCTACACCCGCCGACTCAAGCGTCAAGCAGTCGATTTCAGCAATAGGCCACCCGCCCGTTACGTGGCAGACCTTTATCGAATAGATATCTGGATGTTTCAAAATCCCTGCTCCTCTGTTGGTTCACATGGAACATGTCGCCACTTCTTACCACGGACTATGTAGCTGATCATCATCTGACTGATGCCAAATATTTCAGCGATTTTATGTTGTCGATACCCTTCATTATAGAGTGCACGTATTTTAGGCACATCTTCTTCAGAAATTTTGGCACTACCATTCCAAGACCCAACACTCCTCTTGTGTCCAAGAAGAGCGGCGCGCATCTTTGCCTTCGTTTGCTTAGTATGCTTTCTACCTAAAAATGGGTTGATGCGCCCCTTATGTGCACTTCCAAAAGAATTACCGACCATTGCCTCTTCTAGGTTCAATGAGCACGTTACGATCTTGACATTCCATTTGGCATATGGACCAACATCATTATATCTTGCCATGACGTATTGCCCTTTATGACAGCCGCGATTTTTCAATTGCCCGCTAGAACGCCATATATCATACCATTCTTCAAGAGTCAGTAAGAACTCTATGCCCCGCATCTTAGCATTTTTCTTATGCCGTTCGTATGCGGGTTGACACGCACTTTTGGTGAGTCGCCTAAATTTCTTGGCCTTAGAAACCTTGTTCATGACGGTCAATCTTCCCGAAGTCATCTGCGAACAGCGTGGCCTCAGGCTTCACATCATACCAGTTTGGCCCTTTGCTTACTTCTATACAGAGGGGGACATTAATCCAAGGGTAGTGCCTGCATTCGAGCATAGCATCAGCGATGAATTCCAGGTCACGGTCGAAAGTCTTCTTGGGTATCCAGAAGCCCAGCTCATCATGGACCTCAAGCCGTGCCTGGAACTGCCACAGATCCATTTCTTGCGCAGCTTCAGATAGCCTGTTCATAGCACTGATAGTGATATCGGATGCCGATCCTTGAATTGGGGTGTTGATCAACTGGTTCTTACTGAT